TGGACCACGTTGGGACATATGTTTACAACGGGGACATTTTGAAATCGGGCGGTAATCTCAAGTAAGGAGCAAATGAAATGGAAAAGACTAATAAAGCAGCAAGAGTTATGAAACTACTGGAGAAGGGTTATTTACCTAGGGAAATTAAAGAGAAGATGAAGGTCAGCGAAAGCTACGTCTACATGATCAAGAAGAAGCTGGAAGAAGCAGCGGGTGAAGTTATAACTGAAGCCAAGCGTATAGTAGGCACAATGGAGCGTAAAGTTCCTGGTGGCCCAGCCACAGTGGTGCGGGCTACTACTGAGGATAGAGTTGAGAGAATCCTTAACGAACGTGGTTCCAAATATGGTAGCTTCCTTGGCCTGTCGCAAATCACACAGCGACTTAAGGCAGTGGCTCACAACTTTGCTGGGCAGAACAACAAGACCTTTGATCCCGACCAAGCCGAAGCATTGGATATGATTTTTACCAAGATAGGACGTATCCTAAATGGTGACTCAAACCATATAGATAGCTGGATTGATATAGCGGGCTATGCTACGTTAGTGGCTGATCGTCTCCAAGGAAAAGCCAGATAACATGACAGCATGGTCCTATAGCAGCATCAAGACCTTCGATCAGTGTCCAAAGAAGTACTACCACCTCAAGGTGGCTAAGGACGTCAAGGATACGGCAGGGCCAGAAGCTGACTATGGTACCCAAGCGCATGAAGCGGCCGAGCATTACATCAAACACGGGACGCCAATTCCTGGCAAGTTCAAGATCATGCGTCCCGTGGTTGAAACGCTGGCCAAGTTTCCTGGAGAGAAGCACACCGAGTTAAAGCTAGGTGTTAGGAAGACGGATACTGGCTATGAGCCTACCACTTTCTTTGCTAAGGATGTTTGGTGGCGCGGCATCGTCGATCTGCTGATTGTTAATGGTAGCACAGCCCATATGGTTGACTACAAGACAGGCAAGAACGCGAAGTACGCAGACATGAAACAGCTAGACCTGATGGCGGGGGCTATCTTTGTGCACTATCCAGAAGTGACGAAGATAAAGTCAGGTCTAGCCTTCGTGGTCAGCAACGAGTTTCCTAAGAAGACGCACACCCGTGAACATACAAATACGTACTTTTCTGTATTTGATACCCAGCTAGAACAGTTGGAAGATGCGACGGATAGTGGTATGTGGAATGCTAAGACAAGCCCACTATGTGGATGGTGTCCAGTTACAAGCTGCGAACATTATCGCCCTAGGAGATAGCCGTGCCGTACAAGAATAAAGCCGACCGCAAGTATGCAAATGCCGTCAAGTACGAAGCCCAACCTGAGCAGGTGAAGAACCGTAGCGCTCGTAATGCAGCCCGTGCCAAACTTATGAAGGCCGGTAAGGTTAAGAAGGGTGACGGTAAGGATGTCGCTCATGTAAAGGCATTCGACAAGGGCGGCGCGAATAAGAACGGTGTGCGCGTTGAGAGCGCGTCCAAGAACCGTTCATTCAAGCGAGATAGCAAGCACAACCTAGTAGCAGAAACCAGTACGCGGGAACGTAAGAAAAAATAAACCGCGCAAGGAGCAAACTAATGCGGATCGTTGAAGACAAAGTCCTTCTCGTGGACACACGGGACCATGATGCTATTACATCATCCATTAAAAAGAGCGCCGTGGTAGAGGGGGGCGTAGCCGTCCATTGGGGGCTGAAAGAAGCTCGGGCTTTGGCTACCCTTGGGCATGACGCCCCTTCCCCACTGCTACGTGACTACAAGTGGACAGGTAAGTTCGCCCCGTTTGAACACCAGAAGGTCACATCGTCATTCCTCTCGCTCCGTAAGCGGGCGTTCTGTTTCAGCGAAGCAGGCACCGGTAAGACAGCCAGCGTGATCTGGTCTGCCGACTACCTCATGAAGCAAGGTAAGATTAAGCGTGTCCTTGTCCTGTGCCCACTGTCGATCATGAAGGCTGCATGGCAGCAGGACTTATTTAAATTCGCGATGCACCGCTCATGCAGTGTAGCCCACGGAGATGCCAAGACCCGTAAGAAGATCATCGCTGCTGGCTCTGAGTTCGTCATCATTAACTTCGACGGATTAGCAGTGGTCAAGGATGAGATTGCCGCAGGTGGTTTCGATATGATCGTGGTAGACGAAGCGACAGCCTACAAGAACCCATCGACGACGCGGTGGAAGATACTTAAGAACATCGTCAAGGACACAGACCCTTGGCTATGGATGCTAACGGGTACACCGGCCGCGCAGTCACCCATCGATGCTTATGGGTTAGCTAAGTTGGTGAACCCAGAAGGGTGTCCTAAACATTACGGCGCGTTCCGCGACTCGGTGCTATATAAGGTTACACAGTTTAAATGGGCCGTGAAGCCACAAGCCCAGTCCATCGTGCATCGCATCTTGCAACCAGCGATCCGGTTCGAGAAGAGCCAGTGTCTCGACTTACCGAAGGTTACCCATGTAGATCGTGACGCACCCCTGACACCGCAGCAAACCAAATACTACAGGCTGCTTAAAACCCAGATGAGTATGCAAGCTGACGGTGAGCAAGTCAGTGCGGTCAATGCGGCGACTAACCTGAACAAGCTGCTTCAGATCAGCGGAGGTGCGGTCTATTCGGATACTGGCGAGGTCGTGCAGTTCGATGTGAGCAACCGCATCAACGCTGTGTTGGAAGTGATTCGCGAGACTACCCGCAAGGTACTGGTCTTTGTGCCGTTCACGCACACCATCGAACTGTTACGTGATGTGATGGCGAAGGAGAAGATTAGTTGCGAGGTTATCAACGGCAGTGTCAATCTTAACAAACGCAGCCAGATCGTCGCTGACTTCCAGTCGATACCTGACCCCCGTGTGCTTATCATTCAGCCACAAGCAGCAAGCCACGGCCTGACCCTGACAGAGGCGGACACAATAATCTGGTACGCACCTGTGACCAGCGTGGAAACCTACCTACAAGCCAACGCCCGTATCGATAGGCCTGGTCAGAAGCACCCCATGACCATCGTTCACATCTCCGGCAGTGAGGTGGAACACAAGCTTTATAAGATGTTACGGGGCAACATCGAGAACCACCAGAAAATAATCGATCTGTACAAACAAGAAATTTTACAAACCGCTTGACATTGTATAATGTAAAAGTAATATGAGCGGACCAACGAAGGAGCAAACCATGACAGATATGAAAGCGGATGAGATCGTCTCAGCCTACCGTAAGATACGTGATGCTATCAACCAGAAGGAAGAAGCACACAAGGAAGCAATCACCGGTCTCAGGGTACAGCAGGACTTATTGTCCGCTGCACTTCTTGACTTGTGTAATGAGCAAAATCTGGATAGCATTCGGACCCCTGCTGGGACTGTGACGCGCACAGTCAGCACCCGCTATTGGACGAACGACTGGGAGTCCACGTATGAATTCATCAAAGAGCACGATGCTATGTACCTGCTTGAGCAGCGTATCCACAACGGAAACATGCGTCAGTTCTTAGATGACAACCCAGATGAATTACCAGTCGGCCTTCAAGCCGACACCAAGTACGTAGTGCGCGTACGCAAACCAACAGCAAAGTAAGGAGATAACAAATGAGCAACCTAACAATCTTTAAGCAAGCAGGTGCTGTATCGACAGCATCGAAGCGTGAACTGTCCGACCTCGGTAAGTCACTTGCCACAGTCAGCAACACGCGCCGCATCCAGACCAACACCAACGGTACCTTCAAGCGCCTTGTGAACGGTGAACAGATCGGCAAAGCCATCCGTGGTGAGTTCAACGCTATCATCGTGGACGCACTGCCTAAGGTCAGCCGTACCTTTTATGCTGGCAAGTATGACCCTGATGCCAAGCCGACCCTACCTGACTGCTGGTCGAACCTAGGTGACAAGCCAGAAGCAGCCGCCGGTAACCCACAAGCTAGCAACTGCGTATCGTGCCCTAAGAACGTCTCGGGTTCAGGCGACAACGGTAAGGGTCGTGCATGCCGCTTCCAACGCCGTATCGCTGTGATGATCGATGGTGATGATTCGGGTGACGTCTACCAGTTCAACGTCCCAGCCAAGTCGCTCTTCGGTAAGGGTAACGGCAACGTGCATCCGTTCGAAAGCTATGTGAAGTTCCTGATTGCCAACGGCGAAAGCCCAGATGGTGTCGTGACCAACATTGCGTACAACCTAGATGCAGAAACAATGGAACTGCAATTCACCCCGATGCGTGGTATAAGTAAGGAGGAGGAGGCACTGGTTAAGGAAGCCCGTAACGATCCGGCGACCCGCCAGCTTATCGTTCTATCCGTTGCACCGCAGGGTGAAACAAAGGCGCAGCCTAAGTTAGAGGAAAAGCCGCAGCCAAAGATTACCTATTCCGATGAACCAGATGAGGATGAAGAGGAAGAGGTTGAAGCCCCGAAGAAGCGCGCTTCTAAGAGCACTGAAGAAACTGCTGTCCCGAAGGCAGACCTTGCTAATGTCCTTGCCGTTTGGGGTAATGACGATGATGAAGATGAGGACTGAGAATGTCGTACGGCTATAGCCTGAGACTTATCGAACGGAATAACCAAGCGAACGAGAAGAAACTGGGTGTGCAACTGGGTCGGGAGTGTATCAAACACAACGTGCCCGTCACAGTTGTCGCCACCAGGTTTAGGGTAACCCGACAGACGGTGTATAATTGGTTCAGTGGGGTTAGTAATCCCGCTGAACCCCTACACGGCCTAGTTACCAACTACATCTCCACGCTTACATAGGGTTCGCCCTATGTTATTTTCCCCCTTTTTTCCAGGCGTTTTTGCGTCTGATGACTGGTGACTGTTGCATATGACAAACTTCGACCTTCTTGAAATTGTACAACCTGATGGCGGCTACTTTGCTGTTGTCGGGATAAGGGAAGGTACTTGGACTAGGCAGGAACTGGTCGCCACGCGGGAAGAGGTTGACGCCCTTACCGAGAAGTATGTGGCCGAAGGACTTAACGTCTTCTTCGGTGTTGCCAAGTATACTACGGATGAAAACCGCACCAAGGATAACGTAGCTGGATTAAAATCTTTCTGGCTCGACATCGACTGCGGTGAAGCCAAGGCAGAGGTGAACCCAAAAACTGGCCGACCTGATGGATACATAGACCAGCAAACAGGGGTAGAAGCACTTACGGCTTTCCTCGAAACCACTGGTTTACCTAAGCCTATCCTTGTCAATTCAGGACGCGGGATACACGCATACTGGGCACTGACCGAGAGCGTCACCCGTGAGGAGTGGGAGCCAGTGGCAGCACGGCTGCGTGACCTGTGCAACATCCACAAGTTCTACATTGACCCACAGGTCTTCGAGGTAGCGCGCATCCTGCGTATACCTGACACTCTTAACTTCAAAGACAATCCACCCAAGCCAGTGACCGTGTGGGCCAAGGCTAAGCCTATAGACTTCACGCTGTTTTACAAAACGCTAGGGGTGAAAACGCAGGACTTAACCCCCCTTGAAACTCCAAAGAGGGAACTATCGGACCTCGCAAAGTCCATGCAAGAAAACGTAACATCCCGCTTCAGTACAATCATGACCCGCAGCGCAAAGGGTACCGGCTGTCAGCAACTGCTCGACTGCTTTGAGACCCGCGATAGCCTATCAGAGGGCCGGTGGTTCAACGCGCTATCAGTAGCAAAGTTCTGCATCGACCAAGACACTGCGATCCATACGCTATCTGAAGGGCATCCTGACTACGAACCAGGAAAAACACTACACAAGATTAAACATATCTTGGGGCCACATACCTGCGAAGTGTTCGAGCGCAATAATCCTGGTGGCTGCGAAGGCTGTCCGCACATGGGCAAGATCAAGTCACCAATCATGCTGGGCCGTGAGGTTCAGGCAGCGACTGACGCCGACAACGTCATCATAGAAGAACCCACGCTTGAAGGTACGCTGCCGACGATCCATATAATACCTGAGTATCCGTTTCCGTTTTTCAGAGGGAAGGCCGGTGGTATCTACCGTAAGCCACCACTAGATAAGAACGGCGAGGAATCGGAAGAGGGTGATATCTGTGTATTACCTTACGACCTGTACATCTTGAAGCGCATGCGTGATCCGGTCTTGAAGGATGTCGCGGTAATCAAAATCCATAAGCCTAAGGACGGTGTGACTGAACTTACGGTGCCCCTTACACAGGCTGTGGAACCCTCGGATTTACGAAAGTTATTGGCAGGGGAAAGTATCCTCTGCGGTAAAAAGCAGTTTGAATTTATATCCGAATATATGAGGGCATCGGTGTTGATGCTGTCCGATAGAGAAAAGGCAGAGAAGATGAGATTACAATTTGGATGGGCTGACAACGACAGCAAGTTTATCGTTGGCGATTCGGAAATCACGGTCGAGGGGGCATACTACAGCCCACCATCGTCAACCACTTCGGAAATCGCAAGACGTATGGGGCCAGTAGGCTCGTTCGAAAAGTGGCAAGAAGTCTTCAACCTGTATGGTACCCCTGGACTTGAGCCGCATGCGTTTGCTGCGCTTACTGGCTTTGGTGCGCCAATCTTCAAGTTCTTAGGTCAGCGCGGCGCGATGCTCAATGTCATCCACCCTAGTTCTGGCACGGGTAAAACGACGATCCTGCACATGGCTAACAGCATCTGGGGATCACCGGACGGCCTGTGTTGCGTGAAGGAAGATACGCTGAACGCTAAAATCCTGCGGCTAGGTATGTACAACAACCTGCCATACACCGTCGATGAAATGACCAACATGGAGCACAAGGAGTTCTCGGCTCTGGTTTACAACATCACGCAGGGGCGTGGTAAGGATCGTGTTAAGGCATCATCAAACGAACTACGTCACAACGCGACTTCATGGCAGACAATGGCTCTGTGTTCATCAAACTCGTCCTTCTATGAAAAGATGGGTGTAGCTAAGAGCAGCCCAGACGGTGAGTTGATGCGCTTGGTCGAGTACAAAATTGACTATACAGATTCGCTTGATCCGTTTGTTGCCAAGGATATGTTCGATCACCAGTTGATGGACAACCACGGCCATGCTGGTCGCATCTACGCAACATGGCTAGTCAAGAACTACGAAGAAGCCAAGCGTATCGCGCTTAACACCCAAGCTAAACTGGATCGGGAACTGCAACTGTTGCCGCGTGAACGCTTCTGGTCGGCCGTATTGGCTGCTAACTTGGCCGGCGGCACCATTGCTAAAAAGATTGGGCTGATCGACTGGGATATGACGCGCATCTATGACTGGGCTTGCAACATGCTGCTCAGCCTTCGTGAAGATGTAGAGCCACCACGCAACAACGCCATTGAGATCGTCGGTGATTTCATTCGCCGCAACACGCAAAACATCTTGGTGGTTAACGATGGGGCAGACTTACGCTCTAACATGCATGCCGCCCCGCTACTGGAGCCTCGCGCTGAACTGATGATCCGGTGGGAACCGGACACCAAGAAGATGTTCATTGCCGTAGCTTCATTCAAAAAGGACTGCGCAGACATTCAGGTCAACTACAAGGAAACCCTGCGGCAGCTTAAAGAGCAGGGCATCATGAAAGAAAAAGGCAAGGTGCTTAAGCGGATCAACAAGGGCATGAAGCTGGAAGGCCCACCGATCTACTGCCTTGAGTTCGATACGTCGATCCAAGAGTTCTTTAACGTCGGCAGCACCTTAGGTATTGAGGTCGAAGATGAAGATCGAGGGAGTTAGTTACGATATTAACTGGAAGGCATACAAGCGAGGCACATCGATCTTTATCCCGTGCCTCGACCCCCCACGCGCCAAAGAGCAAGTCAGAGCCATACTGCGCAGGTTGCGCATCAAGGTAGTTATGAAACTTGTGATCGAAGAAAATATCAGGGGTTTACGTATCTGGCGTATGTGATATTAAGGGGGCGGAAGTTTGCTCCTTCCAGATGCTTGCATCACTCTCTAACCCCCGGTTGCTCACTCAGCCGGGGGTTTTTATTGGGCCTTCTTCACATGGTTGTAGACGGAATTGAACGCCGCATAGTACTGGTTTTTCTGAGCACGGTAGTAATCAAGGATGATTTTTTTATCCTCGTCATTCTTAGCCGTAGCTAGCGATGCCACCTGTTCCTTGCCGATTCGGGTAAGATTAGCATCGACAGCTTTGTATGCATCCATAATGCGTGGGTCAGTATCCATAGTGAACTCAGCCCCTTGAGCCGCCGCCTGCTCTGGCGTAAGCTTACTTAGCCGGTTCATGATCTGCCGGATGGTGCTGGAGTTCTCGAAGTATTTAGTCTGCGGGGCGTACTCAGACCCACTACCCATGAAGCTCTTGATGCCTGGGATATCAGCAGCGCCTTCGGCATCACTAAGTCCTGCTAGTTGTTTGGCGATCTGGTAGGGGCCACCAAGATAACCTTCCATCAAATGACGGTAGACTTCGGGCTGAAAGTCTAGGCCACCCTTAACTGCTTCCGAACCGCCAGTGATATCGTTCATTGTCTGAGCAAACCACTTCCAGTTATCGCTAGTAGAAGGGTTACCAAGCTCAGAGCGCGGTGCGTTATCGAACTGCGAGTTTTTGTATATCGGACCACCAAAGAAATTCTGGTTGAGGATGTTCTCCATGAAGGGCTTACCTATCAACGGTGTGATTGCCACAGCAGCCGATGGTGCATCCGCCTGCGGAACGCGGACTGGGGAAGCTACGCTTGCTGCACCAAAGAAGAGGTCGCCCGTAACGTCACCCGGCGCGGCATTACCTAGCATCAAGTCACCGATGCGGTTTCCGATAAACTTCAAGTAACCCAGAATTGGGTCAATTGGTATCTTGACAAAGTCATCTGCGCCCTCGCCGTAATAGAGAATGGCGCGGTTCATACGTATAGTGTTGTTCTGGTCGAGGTAGTTTTGCTGCCCATCATCGTCATCATCGCCGCTAACAGCCGAATTGATCATGGACTCGACAACGCCGTAGGCAACCAAAGCACCCACAATCTTAGCGGCACCTTTGCCGCTGGTCAGCATGCGCTTGCCCTTGCGTGTGGCTTCGACACCCGTTGCAAAGAATGGGAAGATCAGGTCAAGCCCACGCGCCTTCTCACCGCGACGGGTAAGGTTCAATGACGAGTCTAGCGAAAGGCGCGCAGCGTCCGCTGGCTGGATGCCAACCTCAATAGCTGCCCTATAAGTTGCAAAACGAGCGCTCATGTCCATCAAGTCAGCGAGGTTATCAACCCACTTATTCAGTGCTTCTAAGATGGAAGAAGCCCGCTCTTTAGCTGATAGCGAGTCAACGCCCCGCAACTTCTTGATGGTTAGATTTGCTGTACTGATTTTATCTTGCTGTTCAGTTAACCGTGCACTGAGCGGAGCGCCACCTTCACGAATAAATTCTTGGAACTGCTTACCCAACGCCGTATCCATAGACTTACTGGTAAACAAATAGCGCGCCACTGTGCCCCATGTTCCGGTAGCTGGAAGCATGTACATCGCTGTGTTAGCAGCTAAGTTCTTTTTGTACGCCGGAGAACCCTTAAGGTTCTGGTGATGCATAGCTGTGGCAATTGCTGACGAGATGTCGCGGAACGGGGCTACGAAGATAAGGTGCAGCGGGTTCTTGTAGGTCAGCATTCCCTTGAGGAAGTTGTTAACCTTCGCGGCGTTTTTGATTGCACCCTCTAAGCTCTTAGGGTTCATGTTCTCAAACATCCGGCGCAGTGCCTGTCCGCCTTCGGTCGGATTAAACTCGACGTAGTATGTGACGCCGTTGTCCTTCACGATCATGTAGTCTTCACGCCGCCTGTTGTATTCGTTTTGCATGTTGGCAGGTGTGTATGTGGTACCTGCACGGTCTTTTCCGGTAGGTATCATTTTTGGGTTAGCGTCTGTGTAAACATTCATGATGCCGTCGAATGCAGCAGGGCTTTTCTTCCATAGGCGCAAGATGGG